AATTACACGTGGAAAGAACATCACGCTGGAATTTCAGTTACTTTAACTGAACTAAAGCATGATGGCATTTCTGTAACGGATAGTACAACCGGAGAAAATACTTCTTCTCATGGAGGCCGTGAGGCCACCATGCTCGCAAATATCCTTGAGGATAAACTCGATGATATGATGGAAGGGTATAGCCGGGGGATGAATACTTACCTTTATGGAGATGGAACTGCAGATGCAGATGCCTTTGACGGCATCAGGTCGTTTCTACCTGATGTAGCAGGAGCATCAGGAGTACTCGTAGGTGGATTAAGCACCTCCGCAAATTCCTGGTGGAGACACCGTGCAGATGTTGGAATTAACGCAACCTCAACTGGTCAGGTATTAACTGACTTCCTGCATAAGGAAATGAGGCAGCTTCGCAGATATGGGGGAAGACCAACCATAGCAGTCTGCGGAAGTGCGTTCCTGGATCAGCTCACAACTGAGCTGAAAAACAAGGGTAATTATACCCAAACAGGTTGGTCTGGTGGAGGTAAATCCACCGACATTTCATTGGGAGATATTCATTATGGAGGACTTAAATTCCAGTATGATCCATCCCTTGATGACCTCACCATTTCTGGTCAAGACCCTTCAAAAAGATGTTATATAATTGATCCAACGAAATTATATATGCATTATATGGAAGGGGAAAAGATGGCTAGACACTCACCAGCTCGTCCTCACGATAGTTATGTTATCTATCGTGCGATTACGACAACCTGCGTGATGTGTGCTACCCAACTCAACTGCCACGGTGTTTACGAAATTCAGTAGACCCTGGCTTAAATCCGGCAACCCATTAAGGTGGGTTGCCGTTTCAAAGGAGAAATAGTTATGGAGAATATGTACCGAGTTAAGGTGGCTCTGGCTGGGGATGTTAGGCATATCGTTATGAAGAATGGTGTGTCAGTACCGGAATTGGCTATACTAAGGAGCATTCATAGTGATTCTGCAATATCCGATATTACTTTAACTGCAAAAGAAAACTACGATTCAGACTCAGAAAGGGAACGTCTGGGTAAAATATATGGTGCAGATAAGGTGGTAAAATTATTTAATGCCTATGGTGACTTGCCAATGGATATTAAAAAATTAAAGATTAATCCCGCACTTATGGCACAAACGGAACCGATAGGGACATTCCCTAAAGGTAAAAAGAAAACAGAACCAGAACCAGAAACAGAACCTGTATAGGTAACTATGGCACGAAATACAACACTTCAGGTACTGCTTGATGATCTAAGGTCTGAGGCAGGTCATGCAATATCTGCCAGTTTAGGTCAGGCAACAGAACAGATGATGTTGAAACTGCTTAACCGTGTGCAAAGAAGGCTATGGGAGGATTTTAGCTGGCCTTTTTTGCATACACAAAAGGATATTGTCCTGCAGGCAGGGCAAAGATATTATAATGTTCCCAGTGGTATAACCCTGGAAAGAATAGAAACTGCCAGTTTTAAATATGGTGGTGCATGGGCGAGGATAAAATATGGTATTGATCCATCTCATTACAATCAATATGATTCTGACAGGGATACAAGATCATGGCCCATTATGCGTTACAGGGCATACGGTGATGTAGAGGGGCAGGTTGAAGTCTGGCCTATTCCTTCAAACAACGGTGATGCATCAACTGGAGAAGGTACTCTCAGGCTGAAAGGTGTGAAGAACCTGAACCCACTCTCTGCAAAAACAGATACTGCAGACCTTGATGACCAGCTAATTGTATTGTTTGCTGCAGGAGAGTTGCTGGCACGACAAAAAAGTGCTGATGCACAAATGAAATTGATGCAGGCAAATCAACATTATTTGAGAGTGAAGGGTAGGTTATCAAAAGGTGAGCCAATTGTTTTTGGAGATGTAGAACCGGATAGGTATAGATCAAGAGGCCCAATCCCGATTGCTAGAGTTTCATAATGCCTTATGTACTTGTCGGAGACTTTAAAGGTGGAATTGATACCAGACGGACTGTTGTAACATCAGTCCCTGGAACTGCAGTTTCATTAACAAATGCACATATCACAAGAGGTGGGGAAATTGAGAAAAGAAGGGCATTTAAGTTGTGGGCAACATTACCTGACAATACACATGGATTAGCCGCAGGAGGAGGCCGAGTGTTTGTTTTTGGAAGTGAGGATGTTACACTGCCAACAACACTGCCTGCAGGTCTTAATTATGTCAGGTTCCAGCATCATTTATTTGCCACTTCAGATATTGCTTCTCTTTCTTGCACTACTGCCAATGGCGATGCAACCATAACCACGACAACTACAGCGAATCTTGTGCCAGGAATGAGAGTAAGTAATGTAACTGGAACTGGAATCCCAACTTCTCCTGTTCCTACAATAAAAGAAGTTACGGATGGAACTCATTTTGAAATATCTGCAAATGCAACTGCAACTGAAACTGTTAATCTAGCCTTTGATTTTACTGAAGCTCAAATGACAGCAATTTTGGGAAAAGATTTTTTTGACGGAAAAGTATATGCATCAGTGCAGTTCACGGATGGTGTAATAAGCCATTATTGGGATGGATATACTGATACTGGCACACCAGCAGTTTCTCCTACAAACAGAATTGACGATTGGTATGAGGGCAGGGCAAGAACCTTTTTAACGGTAACAGGAGGGACTGCAACTGCAACTGCCGCAACTGCAGATTTTACTGTAACAGGTGGAGGATCAATTCCAGGTAATAACTTGAAAAACCTGCGTATAAATGATATTGATATTTTAACTGGCCCAATTGCACATACAGGTAGTAACGACACAACTGGAGCTGCAATTGCAGCAGCAATAAATGCCCTGACCTCTACACCCAATTATACTGCCTCTGCTGCCTCTGCCGTTGTTACAATTACTGCAGTAACAAGAGGAACAAGCGAGAATGGATTGGCAGTAACTTCTGAAACGGAAGGTACTTTTGGAGCTACTGCCGATGGTACTCTTACAGGTGGAGAGGATAATGCAGTAACTGTCCTTACTGTAGATGGAAAAACAATTATTTCAAACCCTATAATCTGGGAAATTTCGCATTCATATACTGCCTCAAAAATCAAGGATGAGATTAATGCAACATTTACTGATCCAGAATGGGAAGCAACAAGCCCGGAAACCTCTGCAAATGTGAATATTATTGCAAAAAGTGCAACAGGTTCTGCTACCTTTCACAATGATTTAGTTCTTGGCCTTACTGCTTCAGGGAATATGACAGTTACTAATGGAGGAATTACTTCAGGAGGACAGGATTATACAGGTTCAACACCTCCATTCTGGCCCCCAGGAGCTTTTGTTCGTGTCTTTGATAACCAGATGCATTCATTGAGTGATGATGCTTGGCACACTAGCTCACTTCAAGACCCTACTAGCTGGACTACCGGAACAGGGGAAAGTTCTAGTGTTAGAATTTTATCCAATCACTCAAGAGGTGCAGAGGAACTACTGGCAATTGCTCCCTATTTCGATAATCTTGCAGTTTTTGGTAAGGATGTGATCCAGATTTGGAGTACAGACCCAACACCTTCCAACTATTCCAGGGTACAGATTTTAAATAATACTGGAACCATTGCAGAGAAATCCGTGGTTGAAATTGGAGACTCAGACGTATTTTACTTATCAAGGTCAGGTATCCGTTCCCTGAAAGCAAGGGATTCTTCCAATGCTGCCTATGTGGGTGACATCGGTAATCCCATCGATACACTTATTAATGATGCAACGGCTGAGTTACAGGAAGGAGTAAGAGGTGCAACTGGAATAGTTGATCCGAGAGATGGAAGATACTTATTGGCACTTGGAGATAAAGTTTATGTTTTTAGCTATTTCCCATCATCAAAAATTTCTGCATGGTCTGTATATGAACCAGGATTCACAATTACGGATTGGGCATTTGATGGAACGGAACTACTTTGCCGTAGTGGAAACAATATTTACAGTCTCGGTGGCGTAGGAAACGATGAATATGATACCTCAACTGTAACTGTACAATTACCTTTTCTTGATGCAGACAAACCTGCCACATCAAAAATGTGGACAGGGTTGGATGCAGTCTGCAGTAGTGATTGGGTGATTTCAGTAGGTACTGATCCAACAGATATTACAGTATATGAAACTGCTGCAACAATAAACAAACCAACTTATGGTATGGGAAGGGTTAGTCTGTCATCGGCTTCCTCACATATTGCCTTGAGGATGGAAAATAGCAGGGCTGGTGCGGCAACACTAGGCAATATTGCAGTACATTATGAGTTAAATGAGGCAGGATAATGAAAATATACACTGAAATTAATTATATTTGGTCTGAAGAAGAGGGTAAACTTGTTGAGACAAGCTCCAAGTCCTACGAATATTCGGGGCCAATGACTCTCTGTCACGAAAGGAAATTTTATGGAGCAAATATCCCCCATTCCCATAAAAACTACTACGAAAGCCTCTTTGGAGCAAAAGATGAAGAGCCAGACCCAGCAGCAACAGAGGCCGATTATCAGGCAAAATTAAAAAAACTAAGAGAGGAGGCCAAGGCAGACCTTGATGAGACTTTTTCAAAATATGATTTGGATGATCCTGATTTTAAGTATGGTGATTCTATCAGGGAAAAATATATGGATTTTGCGATGGATTCTCCAATCACAGGTATCCGTCCACAAAGAAAGAAAGCCCTTGGTGATTTGGTTGCTGCATTGAATCGTCAGGGATTAGAAAAAAGCTCGGTGGCAGTCAACAGGGAAGCACTGGCAAAAAAACTATATGCAGATGCCCAGGTGAAAGCAGCCCTCACAGGAGACCAAACAGCAAACAAAGTGAAAGGAGATTTAATAGCCGTAAAACAAAAAGCCCTGGATGCAATTAATGCTTCTTCAGACCCTGGTTCAGAAGGTTCTATGGCTGCAACTTCGGCAGCTTTGGCAACTGATCCGGGTAAGTTTAGTGCGATGCATGATGTGTTTGCAAAACTGACTGAAGGACTTCTTGTTAGGCAGGAAGTAGAGCAGAGAAAAAGACAAAATGACTTGTATAAAATGTATTTCCCCCAATATTCTGGAAGTGGTAAAATAATACCCTAGAGGTAAATAATGGCATTAGACAAACAACAACTGCAGGAAAAAGGGCCAAAAGGTCATAATCTGGCCCATATTACTCCTTTTGAAGAAGCAATATTAAAGGCTCTTGGTGGTTCTGGAAGGATTAATCCCCAGACTAAAATAAAGCAGTATGATATTGGTTGGGGAGGCGGAGAAGGTGGGCCAGATGATGGGGTAGCTGAAGGAAAATCGGGGGGGGATCAGTCAGGTGATGACTCCGGCAACAACTTTGATTGGGCAGCGTATTTCGCAGCGCAATCAGCAGAGCGATTGCGGAAAAAGAAAGAAGCAGAAGCAAAAGCAAAAGCAGAAAAAGAAGCTGAGGAAAAAAGGTTAGCAGAAGCTGAAGCAAAGAGAGTAATAGCGGCAGCAGAGGAAAAAGAAAAAAAGAGAGTAGCAAAAGAAAAAGCTGAAAAAGAAGCGGAGGAAAAAGCAGAAGCAGAAGCTGAAGCAAAGAGAGTAATAGCCGAAGCAGAGGAAAAAGAAAGAAAGAGAGTAGCAAAAGAAGAAGCTGAAGCAAAAGCGGAGGAAAAAAGGTTAGCAGAAGCTGAAGCAAAGAGAGTAATAGCCGAAGCGGAGGAAAAAGAAAGAAAGAGAATAGCAAAAGAAGAAGCCGAAGCAAAAGCTAAAGAAGAAGCTGAAGCCAAAGCCAAAGCTGAAGCAGAAGCAGCAGCTAAAGCTGAAGCTGAAAGAGTAGCAGAAGAAAAACGTCTAGCAGAAGAAGCCGAAGCTAAAGCAAAAGCTGAAGCCAAAGCTAAAGCTGCAGCAGAAGCCGCAGCAGAAGCCGCAGCAGAAGCCGCAGCAAAAGCTAAAGCAGAAGCCAAAGCTAAAGCTGAAGC